AGATTTTCAATATTGGTCTGATCAATGGATGAAAAGAGTAGCACAATATTATCAGTTAAAAGATGAAGTTGAATCTTAGTACATTAAATGAAAGTAAAACTTTCTGTATATTGCCATTTATTCATCGAGAAAAAAAGTTTAACGGCACTTATCATATTTGTTGCTATGGTGATCAACTTCAGTCAGGCCCTAACGAAGTTTGCAATAGTTCACTAGAAAATTTTAACTCTTCAAAAATGAAAGAGTTAAGATATTCCATGGTTAATAATATTAGAAATAGTGCATGTAGTTCTTGTTATTCTCAAGAAGATCAAGGCATGGTTAGCCCTAGAATCAGGGAAAACACATCATGGCTTAAATGGCATAGCACTCACGATGCCATTGAAAGATGTTTAGATAATTACAGTTCTCAACAACTTATGCATCCTATAAGTTATGACCTAAGGTATAGTAACACCTGTACTTTAAAATGTAGGATGTGCAATAGTTCTAGTAGCAGTGCTATAAATGCGGAATATAAAAAACTCACTGATAAGTGGCCTGAAAAATTTTGGACTGTAAGTAATCATAAGATTAATCATGAAGTCGATTTACACAGCGACATACAAAAAATTTATTTGGCTGGTGGCGAACCGCTTGTAGAAAACTTAAATTTACATTTATTAGAACAAGTAGCTAACTTCAATGACAAAATAACAATACTAATTAACACCAGTCTTAATGTTGTCAATGATAAGTTTTTTAATTTATTAAACAGATTTAAATATCTAACTTTAGTAGTTTCAATCGACGGAACAAATAACGTAAATGATTATATTAGACACGGATCAAATTTTGAAATTGTAAAAGAAAATATTAAAAAATTTAGTAATCACGATATAATGTTCTCTACATGTGTGAGCATGTATAATATTTTCAATTTAAAAGATCTAGTAAACTTTATTAATTTAGAATTTTCAAAATACTCTGTTAATCATAGTATCAATATAGTGAATGATATTGAAGAACTATTTATAGAAAACGTTCCTTACGACTTACGACCTAAATTAATAACTGATTTAAAACACACGTTAACTTTAGCAAATGAATTTCCAGCTGTAGGAATTAAAAATTGTATATCAATACTAGAACAAAACAATTTCCAACAAGAAAAATTTGGTAATTTTATAAGATACACTCGCTTACTTGATCAAAATAGAAATGAGTCAATTACTACTGTTGTGCCACAGTTAAGTAAATATTTTAATGGACAAAGTTAAATTTAAGTTTTTAGACATACCAATAATTAGGTCTTGTAATCTGGGCTGCGGCGGGTGTTTGACGTTTTCAGATAGTAAACGTATCAAAGGCCTAGTTAAGTTAGAAGATAGTTTAGATTGGTTGCAATTTTGGTCAGAAAGACTAGACCCCGAGGAGGTAACTGTTTTTGGTGGAGAACCATTACTGCATCCTCAATTTTTAGATTGGTGCTTGGCAATAAGAAAGTTTTGGCCTAAAGCGGGATTAAGGATTAACACTAACGGATATTATCTAAACACACTTTTTGATAAGGTTGACAAACTATTTACAGAACAAATTCAACCTCAATTTATTGTTAGCATTCAAACCGGACATGAACCATATTATTCCATGGTTTTGAAAAATGTTGAAAAATTAAAAAAATTAGTTTTAGAATCACTACAGACCAAACATCTTAACAAAACAATTTACTGGAATCTTTGGCTTGATGAACCAGAAATCTTTAAAAGTTGGTGGCGTATAGATATCGACGATGTGGATTCGCGTATAAGAATTACAACCTGTGAACAACACAAAATTTACTGGCAAGCACATTATCAAGGTGCCGAAAATACATTAACTCCGTTTTATGATTATAATGATATCTGGTATTCAGACAATCACGAATTTTGCCAGGCTAAATCTTTTGTAAATTTATATAATGGCCGGTTGTATAAATGTCCAACAGTTGCGGTATTAGGACACACACTAAACACATTTAATTTGACAGAAAGCAAAGAATGGGTGCCTTACCTAAAAAATTATAGCTACCTAGATATGAATGCCAGCCTAGATAAAATAAAAGATTGGTTTGACACGCAAAAAGCACCAGAAAAAGTATGTAATATGTGCGGATTCTCTGGTCCAAAGTGGACTAATGGACACTTAAACAGACATGAACTTAAAGATAACTGGAAATTTGAAATAATTCCAATTGACCAATTGTAAACTTACTATAGCTAAATACAAGATAAATTAGGATTGAGCATGGCTGTTACACAAATAAGTAGAATTCAACATCGACGCGGACTTGAGCAAGATTTGCCTCAATTGTCCGCTGCAGAATTAGGATGGAGTTTAGATACTAGACAACTATACATAGGTAACGGAACACTAGAAGAAGGGGCGCCTATAATAGGCGTTACTAGAATTTTAACTGAACATGATGTTTCTGATATAACATCTAACACAGCATTTGCTAGTTATACATTTGTAGGTAATGCAGCAGGCTACGATGCTCAAACTGGTCCAAGTTCGTTAGCACCAATTGTTAGAAATTATCAACAAAAATTTGACGATGTTGTAAACATACGAGATTTTGGTGCATTAGGTGATGGCACCACTGATGACACAAGTGCTATTAATAGAGCCTTGCAACAAATTTACAAATCAACAGTTAGTCCTGTTGAAGCAAGGGCAAGAAGAACTATTGTTTTTCCTGGCGGTACTTATTTAATATCAAACCCCATACTGATTCCTCCATACGCTAAATTAACTGGCGACGGAGTAAGTAGTGTGATTATAAATCAATCACAAGGAAATAAATCAGTTGCAAATGTATGCGACAGTTTGTTTCAAACTGGATCAAACTTAGGATCAGGTTCTGCTATCTTGCCACAAGATATAGAAATAAGTGGAATAACTTTTTTTAATTCTAACTCTACTACTTCATTGCCTATTTTTGTAATAGATAGTGCTAGCAATATAAAAATTCAAAGTAGTAAATTTACTGCAAACACATCAGCAGGAGTGTATGCAAATTTAATATCAATAGCCACATCAACTTTCAATACAAATAGAATTACTTTTGATAATTGTCAGTTAGCTCATGGTGGTAACGGAATTAGTGTGATAGGCAATGGCGTAACTTCTATTAGAGTGTTAAACAGTTCATTTGACAATCTGTCTAACGTTGCAATAAATCTTAACGATTCTGAGAACTTTGGAAGTATAGGAAATTACTTTGGCAATGTTGGCGGATTTACCATAAGCGACGGTAACAATGTAAATTACTCAGTTGGAGATTATTACTATGGATCAAATCTTTTTAGAACAGGTTTGCACCTTGGTAATTTGCAACTAGGTACAACGCAGCAGTATACCCTTTCTACATCTGATTTAGTTTTAACACCTGTAAGTGATACAGCTACCGTTATTACATATGAAATTAGAAATGGAGTAAATGCTAGATTTGGAACTTTTAGTTATACAAAAACAACTTCTGAAATTTTATATGATGATTCTTATGTAGAAACTGCATTAGGTGTTTCTGCTAATATGTCGGCTAACAGTGATTCAATTTTAGTATCAGTTAGCAGTGGCACGGCAACTTTTAAATATAGTTTTACAACATTTATATAAACAATGTTCAAATTATCTACTAACGACAGACTAAGTCGTTGGAGGTCTTTTAGGCTTTTTTTAGATACTGTTTCACTCGAAGAGGCCATTGAAAAAACTAACGACTTTTGGGCAAGTTGTCCGTTTACTCCATATTATCTTAATCCAGCTGAACCTGAGAATTGGCCCGGTCCTTGGGATTTAATTATTGAAAATTGTTATTGCGATCTTGCTAAAGCATTAGGATTAGTGTATACTTTACACTTAACTAGACACCAAAACTTATTATTTCCTAAAATTGATGTATATTTCCATACAAAAACTAAACATAGTTATCATATAGCTAACTTCTGCCATGGGAAATATGTTCTTAATTTGGCAGAAGGTGAAATCGTAAATAAACAACACATTAATCAAGACTTTATATTAAAATACTGCTATTCAGCGGTAGATTTAAAATTAGAACAATATTAAGAGGTATCAATGACAACAATTCAAGTTACAAAAAGAGATGGTCAAAAAGAAACGTTAAACATAGAAAAAATGCACCGAGTAGTAATGTGGGCAACCGAAGGAATTACTGGTGTTAGTGCGAGCGAAGTAGAAATAAAAAGTCACATACAATTTTATAATGGTATAAAAACTGCAGATATTCAAGAAACACTTATAAAGTCAGCAGCAGATTTAATCAGTGAAGAAACACCAAACTATCAATATGTAGCAGGAAGATTGATAAATTATCATTTGCGTAAACAAGTTTATGGAGATTATGAACCGTGGCCTCTTATTGATCTTGTGCGTAAAAATGTAGAATCAAAATTTTATGATACAAATCTTTTAACTTCGTACACAGAAGAGGAATGGAACAAACTAGATTCATTTCTTCATCATGATCGCGATGAGCACTTTACATATGTGGCAATGGAGCAGTGGCGCGGTAAGTACCTAGTACAAAATCGTGTGACTGGAGAAATTTTTGAAACACCACAGGTTGCCTACATGTTGATAGCAGCTACATTGTTTCAAAACTATCCACAAGAAACAAGATTACAATGGGTCAAGGATTATTATGATGCTATTAGCCTACACGATATCAGTTTGCCTACTCCTGTTATGGCTGGTGTTCGAACTCCACAAAAACAATTCAGTTCCTGTGTCCTCATTGAAACTGATGATAGCCTGGATAGTATTAATGCTACCACTAGCAGTATTGTTAAGTACGTCAGCCAAAAAGCCGGAATTGGTATTGGTGCTGGTAGAATACGAGCACTTGGCTCCCCAATACGAAACGGAGATGCTTACCACACCGGGGTTATACCTTTTTACAAGTTGTTCCAAAGTGCAACAAGGAGTTGTAGCCAAGGGGGTGTCCGTAATGGCGCCGCTACATTGTATTACCCAATCTGGCACTACGAGATTGAGGATCTAATTGTTTTAAAGAACAATAAAGGCACAGAAGATAATAGAGTACGCCACATGGATTATGGCGTACAGTTTAACAAGTTGATGTATGAAAGACTAATTACAGGTGGTGACATTACCTGTTTTAGTCCTAATGATGTACCTGAGCTGTACTCTGCTTTTTTCAATGATCAAGAAAGATTCAAAGAGCTATACGAGCGAGCAGAGAGAAACACCAAGCTGAGAAAGAAAACTTTCAAGGCTAGTGATTTGTTTAGTAGGTTTATGCAGGAACGCAAAGATACAGGTCGTATCTATCTACAAAATGTTGATCATGCCAATACGCACAGTCCGTTTGATGAGCGTGTAGCACCAATCAAGATGAGTAATCTTTGCGCAGAAATAGATTTACCAACTGTGCCGTTACGAGATGTCAACGACGAGGATGGTAGGATCGCCCTGTGTACTCTATCAGCGATCAATTGGGGCAATGTAAAAAGCCCACATGACTTCGAAAAAATGTGCAGGTTGGCAGTACGTGGTTTGGATGCCTTATTATCATATCAAAACTATCCAATCCTTGCAGCACGTTTAGCTACAGAAGAGTTTCGTCCATTAGGTATTGGTATTATCAATTTTGCATACTTCTTGGCTAAAAATGATGTTAGTTATAGTGACCCTAAAGCTCTTGCTTTAGTTGATGAGTATGCAGAAGCGTGGTCTTATTATTTGATCAAAGCTTCTGCAGATCTCGCCGAAGAACAAGGCGCTTGCACTAGATGGCAGGATTTAAAAAGTGCGCAAGGTCAATTGCCCATTGACACTAGAAAAAGAGATGTGGATGAATTAGTGCCCTACCAAGAGCGCATGCCTTGGCAATCACTTCGTGAACAGATTCAACGTACTGGTCAGCGTAATGCTACTTTAATGGCATTAATGCCAGCAGAAACAAGCGCACAAATTTCAAACGCAACCAATGGAATCGAGCCACCACGTTCTTACGTATCAGTTAAGCAAAGTAAGCACGGTGCTCTCAGACAAGTAGTTCCTGAGTATCGTAGATTAAAAAACAAATACGAACTTCTCTGGGATCAAATTAGTCCCGAAGGCTATTTAAAACTTTGTGCAGTGTTACAAAAATATATTGACCAAGGTATTAGTGTAAATACTTCCTACAATCCGCAATACTATGATGATGAAAAAATTCCTATGTCGGAAATGTTACAACATCTTTTATTGTGTTACAAATATGGATTGAAACAACTCTATTATTTTAATACTTTTGATGGCCAAGGCGAAATTAATGTAGATAAATTAATGGAAAGTAAAACTCAAGACTTGGAAGAAATTGATCAGGAAAACTGTGACAGTTGTATAATCTAAAAACTGCATGAATAATATAAAAGAGTATTCAGAACTAGAATTTAAAAAAAGTTTTGAGAATAATATAATTGCACAGAGAATCAAGTCTGACTTTGATGAACTGGTGTGGGACAAATTTTATGAATTATATACTAAAACAGTCTCAACTCCGCGGCAATCAGCTTTGAGATTAGACAACGCACCATCGAGGTTTTCAATGGCACCGTTTTACTATATTCAATATCTGCTCGATAAAAATCCTCAGGAAATATACGATTTAGGATGTGGGTTGAATATTTTTAAAAGATACATTCCTAACATTGTTGGTGTAAGCCCGGAAACAATTGAATCTGGATACTATTTTGGTGATATACACGATTTCATTGATGATGACTATATAAAAAATCATGCAAATTATTTTGAAAGTGTTTTTGCAATTAACAGTTTACACTTTTATCCAATTGAAATGATAAGGCAAAGAGTTCTTGATTTTGCATCAATGATTAAAACCAATGGGCGTGGCTTTATTACACTAAATTTGGCTCGTATGGTTGATGCAAGCGAATCAAGAGCGGTTTTTTATCAAAATAATTTTGATTTTGACAAATTTGTTAGAAACGAATTGAAAGACATGCCACTTAGCTTCCTTGTATTTGATGTAGATCTAGCTGTTCTCAATGCAGGCATGGATGGCAATGTAAGATTGGTTATAGAAAAAAAAATATGAATACTAAAAAAAGAAATTACTCATTTGACACCGTAAGACGATTACAGGGATCTATTAGAATAGATCATGTGTTGGCAAGATTAGGCGCTGATAAATTGCGCACCTTACTGGCAAACGAACCATACATTAACACACTTGGTGCCTATAACGGTCAACAGGCAGTACAACATGCTAAAGCAGGACTTAAAGCAATTTATTTGTCAGGCTGGCAAGTGGCAGCTGCCAATAACACAGCAAATACAACCTATCCTGATCAGAGCTTGTATCCGGTTGATTCAGTGCCTAAAGTTATAAAAGGTATAAACAATGCCTTTCGTCGTGCAGATCAAATTGATTGGGCCGAAGGCAAGACCGATGTAGATTATTTTTTGCCTATTGTGGCAGATGCTGAAGCAGGATTTGGTGGCGCCTTAAACGCATATGAGTTAATGTCTCACATGATCGAAGCAGGGGCTGCAGGTGTTCATTTTGAAGATCAATTGGCGTCGGAAAAGAAATGTGGTCACTTGGGAGGCAAGGTATTAGTACCTACCGGTCAAATGATTCGCACATTAAATGCGGCAAGACTTGCAGCAGATGTAGCAGGTGTAGATACAGTTATCATGGCCAGGACAGATGCAGAAGCAGCAACACTTATTACATCAGACCATGATCCATTAGACAAGGACTTTATCATCAATGAACGCACTGAAGAAGGATTCTTTAAATTCAAAAATGGGTTGGATGCTTGTATTAGTCGTGGCCTGGCTTACGCCCCTTATGCTGACTTACTTTGGTTTGAAACATCTACACCAGATCTCGATCAAGCAAGAAAGTTTGCAAATGCAATACACGCCTTGTACCCCGATCAAATGTTAGCATATAATTGTAGCCCAAGTTTTAATTGGAGAAAATTCTTATCAGAATCTGAATGTTTGATTTTTCAGCAAGAATTAGGTAAACTAGGATATCGGTTTCAGTTTATTACATTGGCTGGATTCCACTGCAATAATTTGGCCACTTTTGAACTTGCGGAGGCATATAAGCAGCGAGGTATGGCCGGCTACAGCGAAATGCAACAACGAGAATTTGCAGCACAGGATCGCGGATTTACAACTGTGAAACATCAGAGAGAAGTGGGTGTTGGTTACTTTGATTTAATCAGCGAAGCAGTAGGCGCCAAGTCAACAGCAGCAATGGCACATAGTACAGAAAAGGATCAGTTTTAATGAGCGTATTTAATATTAATAATAAAAATAAACATACAGAAGCATTAGCGTTTTTAGACGAATCAGGCGCACAACCTATTCAACGATACGATACATTAAAGTATAGACAGTTCGATAAACTAACAGACAAACAATTAGGTTTCTTCTGGCGTCCTGAAGAAGTGGATGTACTAAGAGATGCTAAAGATTTCAAAGAACTCACAGAACATGAACAACACATTTTTACTAGCAATCTTAAGCGACAAATCCTTCTTGACAGTGTTCAAGGCCGTAGTCCTAACCTTGCTTTCCTTCCCATTGCTACTATTCCTGAGCTGGAAACTTGGATTCAAACTTGGGCATTTAATGAGACTATTCATAGCCGTAGTTACACTCATATTATTAGGAATGTTTATAGCGATCCTAGTATTATATTTGATGAGTTAACTGATATCGAAGAAATTGTAGATTGTGCCGAAGACATATCAAAATACTATGACGATTTAATTAGAGATGTGCAATACTATAATTTACTTGGTGTAGGTAAACATCAAGTAAATGGACAAGTAATAACAATTGATCGTCGCGAACTAAAAAAGAAATTATGGTTGTGTCTTAATAGTGTAAATGCACTAGAAGGTATACGTTTCTATGTTTCATTTGCATGTTCTTGGGCATTTGCTGAATTGAAAAAGATGGAAGGCAATGCTAAAATAATTAAACTTATTGCACGAGACGAAAATGTTCATTTAGGGTCCACACAAACCCTACTAAAATTGTTACCACAGGATGATTCAGATTATACTTCAATAAAAGAAGAAACTCGTGCAGAGTGTAATCAGATGTTTTTAGCAGCAGCAGCACAGGAAAAAGCCTGGGCACATTATTTGTTTAAAGATGGATCAATGATCGGTCTGAATGAACAATTATTAAGTCATTACGTGGATTGGTTGACCTGTAAACGTATGACAGCAGTCGGTCTAGACTGCGGAATGAAACCAGGTTCAAATCCATTGCCTTGGACACAAAAATGGATCGCCGGTGCCGAAGTACAGGTAGCACCACAAGAAACAGAAATTTCAAGTTATGTAATTGGTGGCACAAAACAAGATGTTGATAATAATACATTTAAAGGATTTAGTTTGTAATGGTTACTGTTTATTCAAAAAATAATTGCCCCTTTTGTGATAGGGCAAAAGCATTACTAGAAAGTCGAGGCGTTCCGTATACTGAAGTTAACATCGAGAACGATGCAGATTCGCGACAGATGTTGTTAGATAAAGGTTTAAGAAGTGTTCCACAAATATTTCATGGTTACGAATTGATCCCCGGGGGATTCAATGGATTAAACTCAAAACCAGCTGAATTTTTTCAATTATTGAAAGGTTAAGATGTTAATATCAAGAGGATATCAAGAAGGAGATATTGTAAGTTTCAAATTGGTTACAGGTGATGAAATTGTAGCTAAACTGATTTCCGCCGAACCGGAACATTATGAAGTATCTAAACCATGTACAGTAATGCCAGGACCTCAAGGAATGGGTCTTATACAAAGTTTGTTCACCGCAGACAGCGATATAAATATCAAGCTACAAAAAAACCATGTGATTATGCATGCACCTAGTATAGATCAAATGCAAAAACATTATATTAAAACTACCACTGGTATAGAGCCGGTAACTAGAGGCGGAATAATAGCATAATGCCTGGAGTAAGTAGAGTAGGTGTTGATAGCGCCGGAGGTACAATTACAGGACCGGGAGTTTCTAGTGTGATTGTAAATGGTGCACCTATAAGTATTAAAGGTGATGCAGTTGCCGGCCACGGTATCGGACCGCATGCAGGACCAGTTATGGTAGGCTCTAGCGGTACAGTTTTTGCTGGCGGTATTGGTATTGTCAGAGCCGGCGATGCAGCATCTTGTGGAGATATTGCTACTGGTAGTTCGGATGTTATCGCCGGATAAATTTTTCAATAACTACCCATATATCTTGTAAATTACTAATATAAGTGCTATAATATACCATTATTATGGTGTTATAGCAGTTGTTTTCTCGAAATTATCGTAGTTATATAAAACTACAACCTGAATAAAGGAGGAAGAAAGATGAAACAATTTTTACCAGGAATGGTTAAATTTGTGACTTTGATTTTTGGTATGTGGTTGGCAACCCTTGCCTTGACCACAGTCACTAAAAATAAATTTCAAGCTCTCGAAGCAGAAAAAGCTGAAATGCAAAAAGTTCGAGTGGTAACTTCGGACGACCGTGCTCGTCAGCTTCGTTGCCTAACTCAAAATATCTATTGGGAAGCTGCCAGCGAACCATTTGAAGGCAAGGTCGCTGTAGCTCAAGTAACATTAAATCGTGCTGCCAATGGCAATTTCCCAGGGGATATTTGTGCTGTTGTGTATCAGAAAAATGTCATATACTCAAAAGTAGTTTGTCAATTTTCTTGGTATTGTGAAGGTACCCATAGAGTGAAGCCAATTTATCAGCCGCTATATCGCGAAAGCGAAGAAGTAGCAAAAAAAGTGTTATTGGAAGGGTTCAGACTTCCAAGTCTCAAAAATGCAATGTATTATCATGCTGACTATGTCAAACCTGGATGGGGCAAAAAACCCATAGCCAAGATTGGCCGCCATATATTTTATGGTAGTTAACTGATAATCAATGCCAATATTAACTTCAACTCGTAAAAAGCCTGAAATTCAAAAAACCATGGAAAATTCAAAAATTGACTTTGATCGCATCAAGCATCAGGTAACTGAGTTTTTTACTACGCACTTTAGTAAAATCTCAGCTGATACAATGGGATGGTTAGCCGCTATAGCATTACACGCGGCTACTATTCCTACTTTACTCGCACTACTTACTGGACTGACTGATTCTACACCTAGCGTAGATGTAATTCTTTTTCTTTGGTTAGGATTAGTGCTGTTGTTTGGTCGAGCTATTATTCTAAAAGATTTACTCAATATTTCTACTATTGGTCTAGGATTCGTTATACAAGCAAGTTTAATGGCTCTAATCCTGTTTAAGTAATCCAATAAATACTTCAAATAGGAGGCAGTAATGAGCAAACGCCTAGAACTAACAGTAGAAGATCCTGTTCAAGACTATGATGAAGAAATTGGTGAAGAAGATTATGGGTTTATCTTTGATGCCGAAGGAAATTTAAAGTTTGCGTTTATCCCAGAATTTCCGCCTGATCGACCACCAAAAAATATCGCCAAAATAATGAAGATGTTGGGTGTTATTGATTTAGCACAGTTTAACGAAGACTTAACAATTCATTAACGGTTGCTCATAAAGGTCCTTTTTGCTACACTAAGAGCATGAAAAAGGACATGACATTTTATCTTAAGTGGCTTGCAACTTTCGTAACTATTGCGGGAGCCATTTGCACTAGTATTAACATTTACCCGTTGGGCCCTGCTTTGCTTAACTTTGGCGCCCTACTGTGGCTCATTGTTGCAATTAAATGGCGTGAGTGGAGTCTTATTACAATTAATGCAACATTGTTGCTAATCTACACAGTAGGACTTGTTATTAAATTGCTATGATTTGGTTTGTTGTTATTTTGTTAATAATTTTTTGGGCTTATCTAGCCCATAACGATGACAATGATCATTGCTAAAATAGCAACACAATTTTGGTAGACCAAAAAGGTCCATTTTGCTATAATCACTGTATAGTAATTAATAAGGAGCGTAACAAATGAGAACAGCATTTCAAGGTTTGACTACCCAAGAGATTCGTGAAGTAGGCATGTATGGTTGTACCGAAGCGCAAATGCGCGAAGCGGTAGAGTCTAGCATCACTTTTCGACTGTCGGGTCCTGCTATGGTTGTTGCTGGCATGATGAGCGATGCACAAGAAATGACCAACACCGAATACGGTGAAGTTGATTTTAACCGTGCTGAAGATGCACGACAGCAATTGAACCGTGCCAAGTGGGTTTTGTTCACTTACATTATGGATCGCGACGGTAGTGCAGTCGCTCCTATGAAAGGGTAACACAATGGCTGACCAAAACCTTATTAATGAGTTGTACGAAGAACTAGTGCATCTGGATGAGATGGCAGGCGAGTACGACGAAATGACTAACCATGCCATTGACTACCAGCGTCAAAAACTGTGGAAGCAAATCCAAGAATTGGAGGCAAAGTAATGTTTGATCGTCCAGTAAATTTTGTTACCCGCACTTCTGGCGACGGATACTGGTCTATACAGATCAAAACTGTACGCATCACCCGTGTTGAATTGGCCTATGTGAATGAAGAAGGTGACTTTGGTGAACTGCGGGCTTATTTTAACATCGGCGATTGGGACATTGATAACGACGGCTTGATCTATTCGGACATGGGTTGGAAGCACTCGTTCCTTACTTGCATGGAAAATTATTTTGGATTTAGCCCGGATGCAATTCTTGATTTGAGTTACAGCGAACAAGGCATGCAGGGTGAAAATTATGTAAGCATGGATGTAGGACCGCAGTTTATTTTAGAGTGTAGTGCATTGTATCGCTTTGCGGTACACAAAGAAGCAGTAAATATCTGACTATGAAAAAGATAGTTAAAATACTGTACCAAAAGACAAGAGCACACCGTGTACTATTTGAGCGTGATAGTCCGTTCAAGGCTCGTACAGTAGAAAACAAACGAGTATTTCGTCGTCGACCCAAGCATTGTTTGCAGAATTTTAATAATTAAAATATTATGAATGATTGGATTTATTTTATAATTTATTGTTTGGTTGCATTGCATATCCGAGGAGTGGTGCATTCGCTGTACTTGCATAGAGGAATAGCTCATAAAATGTTCACCTTTTCAAAAACTATGCATCATGTATTCAGATTTTTGTTATGGACTAATAAACTTTGGTGGCCACAGTGGAATAGGCACTACGCAGCACAACATAGAAAACACCACAAATATTCTGATACACCAGATGACCCTCATAGTCCATACCATTACAGTTTTTTACAGATGTTTGATTATCATCATAATGAACCTGGTAGGCCTTATTATACAACTGATGATGATGTTAAAAATTTTGCTCCCAATGTTCCTTTGTTTGATGATTGGATTGAAAAAAACATCTATGCAAAATTTCCAAAATATGGAATCATTGTGCAATATGTTTTGATATTGTTTTTGTTTGGCCCGATTATTTGTCTGGTTAGCGTTCCTGTATTGTATTTTTTATTAATCGAAGGGTACGTAATATTTGGAAATTGGGCTGTTCACAAAATTGGCTATAGATCGAGAAGTGCAGTTAACAATGCCGACCGTTCAAAAAATTTATTTCCAATTGGATTATTTTTTACTGGCGAAGAGTTACATGCTAATCATCATGATTGGCCAGGAAGATCAAACTTTGCAATTAAATGGTATGAATTTGATTTAGGATACTGGTACGCTAGATTGTTTATTTTGCTAGGATTGATGAAGGCCACTGATCACACAACTGTAGTTTATAAAGGAGCATGACATGGAACCCAAAGACTTTAGCAATGCATTTAACAGCGCACGCCAAGAAATTCGCTATGCTCAAGGACTGAGTCGCAAGCGACAGATCATCCAGCATCAACTTGACGCCCTACATACCATGAACATGGAAATGATTGATAAAGTGGTAGAAATCAAAGAGCGTGAAGGCTTTCCGGAAGCTACTCAATTAATCAATTATGTTAGAGGCCTAAAATGAATGTAGAAAATCTAGTTGATAGTATTTTATCGGATCAAATACAAATAGCTGATTTAAACTTAGAACAAATGGAAGCTCTAGTAGATTACATGCGTAAGAATATCAGCACAATAGAAAACAATGAGTACCGTGAAGCATTGTTAATTCTAGTCGACGCTATTGAAATAGCAGCCGAAAATAGATTTGGAAACGAAGCGGCTGGCGATTGGGAAGACATTATTAAAGCAAGTATGTCTCGTGGTAATACTTATTTTGAACTTGAAAATTATGTAATGCAGTAGGTGCATTCTTCTCCTGTAACACATTGGCCCGCCTTCGGCGGGTTTCTTTTTGCTAAATACAGGTATGAAGATCACAGACATTATCCGCAGCGTATTGGACATCATTGATCATGCCGATCAGCCCGCCGAACCTGTAGTAGCAGTAGCGATTGAAGCCGAGCCCCAAGAACAAATAGCAGACATGCAGCGTCTAGCTGGTATCTTGGACTGCGACGATGGCGAGTACGCTAACGCACCCGCCGAAGTTGTTGCTCCTGTCACAGCAGCATTTCCAGCCGGCGATGATGTACACCATAGCAAAAACCCTGCAGATATTAGAACCAATGCGCCCAGTATGTTTCCTGGTTACCAAGCAAGGATGTAACCATGGCAGCTATAACTATTTCTGTACAAAGTTTATTGAACACTGCGGTTTATAATAACTACAGCGTAGATACCACTAACACAGTGACACAGGTAAAGACTGCCATTAATGCTATAGCCAATTGGGATAGTACTTGGTACGAATTGGTTTATAATAATAGTGTTTTATCAAACGGCGGTGCTACTCTAGCATCATATGGTATTAACTCAAACGCAACTCTAAGAACAGCCAATGTGATTGATAGGTTGGCCACAAAAGAATTAAAACAAAGAGCCAAGCTGAACTTATCCGAACTAGATAGAGCAGCAGACGGCAATCCAAGATCTACATATGACATTACTGAACTACCTACAAGATACAGCGGAAACAACATTGTAGATAATCCGCAACCAAACGGCTTGCTACTAGGCAGACCCTGGATATCAGGTTCAGGCGTGGTTGTTTCCGGGTTAAGATTAAATCTTGATCCAAATGACTCCAACAGCTACCCAGGAACAGGCACCACTTGGACTGACCTTGCCGGTGCAGCAGCTAACATGACCTTGGTAGGATCTCCAACATATACTTCTGGCACTCCTAGTTATTTTACATTCAACGGAACTACTCAATATGCCAATGGAGCCACGACCGGAGTGGTTCCTAACACTGTATACACCAAGTCAGCTTGGTTCTATCTAAACGGCTATCAAGACAACAACATATTCAGCGGCGACGGTCATTTTATCTATATGGGTCCTGCGGCCAGTGTAGACAAGAAAATCTATTGCGGACACAGTGATTGGGGCAGTTTCACTGCTTTCCCATCCACTGCTACTATAAACTTAAACACCTGGTATAATGTAACACTGACATTCAGTACTGCTAATGGTATGAGCTTGTACATTAATGGCACACCGGACAGCACATACACAGTTCAAAAAACAGCACACCCAGGAACCGGAACAGCCAGTGTGGCAGCTTATGTAACAGGTAATTTATTAAACGGTCGTGTGGGTCAAGTGTTGTGTTATGGTGCAGAACTTACTGCTGCACAAGTGCTACAAAATTTTAATGCTACCAAAGCCACATACGGATTATAATCAATGGCCTATGTAAAACCCAGCGCCGGACGAGGCGATAAACGCCAGAATACCACAAACTACGAACATCCACAAGAAACCAATCTACTAGATCTACACCGTGCCATGGAATATGACTTGGCTGGCAAGCCGCAGATTCGTGTGGCTGCTAAATTGAGTGCTCCTAGTATTGCCGGTCAGGTGTCGGCATTTGGTGAGCCACTTGCAATCAGTCCCACAGCAGTTATACAACTGGATGGTATCTACGGCACTACCACTGATGTTATACAAACATATACAAACGGTACAGGGTCAACAGCAGGCTCGTCGAATCAAATGTTCAAAGTCACCACCGGTACCACGCAAGGTGGATATGGTGTACTGCGTTCAAAACGATTCATGCGTTACAGACCCGGGCAAGGTATAGTCACAAGATTCACAGCAGCCTTCACACAAGGTGTAGCAGGTAGTCTGCAATTTGTAGGACTGAACAATCAAGAAAATCGCTTGGCATTTGGTTTCGACGGCGACAAGTTTGGTATTGTTCGAGCCACTGGCGGCAAAGCCACAATTTACCTAATGACCATGACAGTAGCACCAAATGCCACACAAACTGCTACAATTACATTGGATGGCGTATCTTATACAGTAGTATTAGGAAACACTTCATCGGACATAGCTGTACAAACCATTACTAATCGTGTGGGTGGATATGGCGGCTGGTTGTTTCAACAGACAGATGGCGCCATGCTATGGTTGGCACCCACATTAGGTCCAATGAACGGCACATTCTCGTTTACCAGCACAGGCAATGCTCAGGCAACATTTACGCTAAAACAACAGGGCGTGGCACAAACCAATTACTGGACCTACCAAGAAGATTGGAATGTGGATAAACTGGACGGCAGCAACACTATCACTACCAATCCCAGCGGCATGCTTTTGGATCCCACCAAATTGAATGTGTATCAAATTGCATTAAGATGGTTAGGAGCAGGTGCTATCAGTTATGCAGTGGAAGATCAAGCATCTGGATCCTTGGTGTATGTGCATAGAGAACATTATGTCAATCAGTACACAGTGCCACACATTGCCAACCCCAGTTTCAAGATAACTTATGCGGCCTACAACACAACCAATACCAGCAATCTTGCCATCACAGGTGGTAGTATATACGGTGCAGTAGAAGGTACCATATTCCAAAACGAGCTTACTCGCAGTCACAGTGTTTCAAAAGCCAGCTTGGCACAAAATGTCACACACCATGTGATGACTATCAAGAACAGTGTGGTTACAAATGGGCTTGCTGGTGCCAACAATGGCAATTACATAATCAATGTCAAAGAAGCCATTGTGAAAAGTTTAAGTGTTTCAGTACAGGCAACCGATCCGTCACAAGTGTTTTTGTTTTTTGATCCTACCAGTTTTTCGGGCACACACTTGTATTTTAATATTCCTTCGGCCAACGAAGTGTATAGTTCAGCCACAGGCACATTGGATCTTGCTGTAGATACTCCAGTTTATAACGGATTGAATGCTATCAATGGAACTGTGAATATAGATTTGAGTCCTTATAGAATAACCATTCCTCCTGGCAGTCAGGTTAGCGTAGCAGTACGAAGCACAAATGGTATTACGCAATGTACCGTAGCATTGGTTTGGTCAGAAGATTAAATCAAAACAGTTGACAACTCAATAACACTCTAGTATTCTTAATCTACTATTCTATAAATACACTCTATGTTATTTGGATCACTAATCATGTTAGTGGCTATTACCATTTCGGCAATTGCTGCTTGGTATTCGGTCGCCGGCCTTACTGCTATTTTCAGCGCAGCAGTCATCCCTGTTATTATCATG